GGAAAACGACGGCAGGAGCTTTGATGTTCCCGCCGCGAGCAGTCGCCATACGAATGCGAAGGACAACCAGTTGGCCGAACTGGTCGAGTTTTGGCAGAAACCTTGCAACCGATACCCCGGTGGACGACTTGTAGTCTTCAGTGGCAGCGTTATTGTTGCGATTGGACCACTGCCGTACGAGTGGCCTTGGATCATGCGGATGGGGCAGAACCTGCTGCCCAGCGGTCTTTACCCCGATGGCGTTGTTAAGGACATTATTCCAGTGCAGCGCAGCATCAACCTGTCCGCAAGCAAGCGAAAAGAGTGGATTGACAAGGTCTTGAGCCCGCCACTTTTGGTGCCTTATGGTTCCGGCATCAACACGGACATGTTCTCCGATATGGCTGGCGAATTGATCGAATACAACCCCGGTACACGACCAGAGTGGATGAAGGTGCCAGATATCCCCGGATCGATGTTTAACTTCGAGGACTTTGCGGTCAGCACGCTGCAGACAATCTCCACCTATGGAGAGATCAACCGTGGCGAGCCGCCCAAGGGATACGATTCTGGGCGCGCACTGAGTTACCTGTATGAGTTTAGTAAGGCGATTCATGAGCCCGAGGTGCATCTATTCAAGCGGGATGTCTCCCGCATACTCCAAAAGTGCCTCTTGTTGGCGCGTGACTTCTACGAGGAAGGCAGAATTGTGCGCACCCTTGGTGAGAACAGACGGTGGATGAGCAAGGCCTTCATGCAAGAAGACTACGACTTTGATGCTGTTGTCACCGTGGAGGCGTTCTCTGGGGCGCCAAACTCTCGTGCTTTGCGGTACGCAGAGGCTATGGAGCTATTCCAGATGGGCGCCTTTGACCCAGATAACCCGGCAGCGAAGGCTTTGCGCCAGGTGTTGGAAGTGGATTATGACGACGCACCTACGCGGCACCGTCTTGAGAGTCACTTCTCCCGCGCGCGAGGTGAGAACGAGGCACTGCTTGAGGATCCGTACTTTGAGGTGGAGCTTCTCGACCAGGACAATCACGACGCGCACGCAGAAATACACAATGATTTCGCGGTTTCGCCAGAGTTTCTCGCGCTACCTGAAGACGCGAAGGAACGGTTTAGGGCGCACATCGCAGAGCATGAGATGCGCCTTGCGAATCAGACAGAGGCGTTTGCGACCGAGTCTCAGATGCTGGCCGGGAATGCACAATCAGCCCTTGGGGGACCACCCCCTGAGTCTGCCCCACAAGCCAGGGCGCCTCTCGACGGTGGTGGCGGCGCATACGGTCAAACCCCCGATGCAGCCTCTCCTTTGCCTGACCCGCAAGAGCTAACGCAGTACAACATGTAGTGGTCTTGTTTGACAGATTCAGCATATGTTGTAGTATCGACTCGTGAGTAACGACGCAAACACAGACATGGCGGAAGCGGACAGCCTTATGTTCGGTGAGCAACCAACCCCTGCTGCAGAGCCCGCAGCACCCGAGGTTTCACAGCCCGCCGATCAGGCCCCCGCTGCAGAGGTAGCAGAGCTTTTCAAGGCTGCAGGGCTAACACTCCCCGGATCGGAGCAACCCGCCGCTGCCCCCGAAGCGGCCCCGCCTATGCCTGAAACAGCGCCCGAGGGTGAACCGCAGTATAGCCAGCAAGAGATGATGCAGGCGTACATGCAGCAACAGGCAGAGCTTTCACAACAAATGGTTGCGCTGCAGCAACAGCAGGCGCAGCTCCAGGGGCAGCAATATGCGCCCGCCCAACAGCCCGCCGGGCCAAACCTGAATGACCCGTCCCAGCTGGCGGACATGATGAACGCGGTAGGTCTCGACCCTTCGAGCGCAGAGGCTGTGTTCATGTTTCGGGCCGACGTGGAAAGGCGACAGCAGCAGCACAGATACGAAGAGCAGATCACTCAGCTGCAAAATTACATCCATCACTCTCAGCAGCAGCAATACCAGGCGCAGAGCGAGCAATCACTCGCCCCGCAGGTGGACGCTACCCTGCAGGTGTACGGGGACATCCCCGCAGAGATCTCGGAGAATATCAAACACCATGCCGCAACAATCCTTTCAGAGGGCTTAGGGGCAACAGACGAGGCGCACGCGATTCATATGGCAGTGCAGCCTTACCTGCCCTTGTTGCAGATGGTTAAACAGACAGGGAATGTGGCGAGTGCGTCTCAGCCGCAAACTCCTCCGACGCAGGCACAAGTAGCCGCGTCGAAACGAATTGACGCGCAAGCAGTGTTAGCTGCGGCTCTCTCTGGCGGGAGCAGTGGTCACGGTCCCAGCTTGGACGACCTGGACGTTTCAGATCTCGAAAAAGCACTTTTTCGTAACAACTAGTACCGAGGATAACTAACAATGGCATACGCAGGCATAAACGAGGTGAGCGTAGGATCGGGGCAATCCAGATCCGCATACGCAAATCTTTTGAAGTTTTTTTATGGACCGAAGTGGGACTCTTGGATCCATTCCGAGGCGATCATCGCCGACAAGATTGGCAAAAAGAAAGGCACCATGGGTGGCACGAGCAAGGTGAACGCTTTGACGCTCAGTCTCCCACAATCAGCGGGCATGAGTGGTGGCGAAGGCTACTACCTACCCGAGCCAACCACCGGCACGCACGTCAACCCGCGCATTGTCGCGAGAGACATGTATACGAGATTGCGTTGGACCGGACAGGCACAGCGCGCAGCACGAGGTGGCGACAAAGCTGCATGGGCACGTCCTAAGCAAAGCGATGTCGAGGACGCTCGTACACAGAGCACACTAAACTTTGCGCGCAAACTGTATCTTGGATACTACGACGTGCTTGGTGTTGTGAGCTCTTATAGCTCGCCAACGGTGACACTTGCGGGACGCGAGGACCGCACGAGTGGATCGAGCACGGCAACCAACTACTACAAGTTTGGTGCGCATTATTTACGCGAGAACATGATCATCTCGACCCTCAAAGACACGGTCGGCCCTGGTGGCGTACCCGCGTATAACAATAATACGTCTGCCAACATGGCGAAGATTTCAGGCGTGGGTGGCACCCTGGCCGCGCCTACGGCTACGATGGGCACATCCGCTGTTGTTTCTGGTGGGAGCGCACTCGCCTCCTTCTGGACGGGTGGCGATACGCCCGCTGTTGGCGATCTGGTTATCCCGTACGCAAGTCGTCAAGATGCTGCGTCCTACACAGCAGATGGCACGTTTGACACGAACTTCTTTACCTTCAACGGTATTGGTTCGGTCATTCTGCCTTCTTCGCATTACTCGCATCTTTATGGTCTAAGCAAGGCAACCTACTCGAAGTTAGGTGGCATCTTTGATCATGGCAGCGAAAGCGTGCGTGAGATGAAAGAAATGCGTCTCACATATCTTGTGCATCGAATTCGGAATGAGGGTTCGGGTGGCTCGCCCAACGTTGCGATGCTGCATGACAGTGTGATGCGTGAGATCATCAAAGTGAACGAAGACAACCGCCGATTTGCACCTGTGCAGCAGGGCAAGTCAGGTTACGGTCAAATGGTCCACATGGCAGGCTCAACCCTTCTTCCTTACACGGAAGATTGGCTCTGTCCGCCAAAGCAAGTGGTCGCGCTAGACACAACCCAGTGGGGCTGGTACTCGGAGTCAGACATGGCACCGCTTGATGACCCACAGGTTAGGTTCATTCCGAACTATGATCAGACCGAGCAGGTATGGCATAAGTCGGGCAATATCGAATGTCGCAAACCGCACAACAATGGCATCCTAGATGACCTTGAAGGTGAGCTCGATGCTCTACCTGATGCGGGCGCAGTTGACGGATCAGGCTGATTAGCTAAAGGAGAAACGCCTTGCGGAATAAGAAGCAACGCGCAAGCAAGCGTGTGGATGTGGATCTTGAAGGGGCTTGGGATCCAGACACAGGTATGCAGTGGTGTAAAAAGAGCTTTTTGTTTCCAGAGGTGTTTCGGCTACGCTTCGACCCCGATGCGATAGCAAAATCCCCCCCGCTGCCAGTGGGTGTGGAGTGTGTGTTCAATGATGTTTTTGGCGAACTTGCCAAGAGCGGAAAGCTGAAGATAGCTCTACACCCCTGGTTTAAGCGGTGGTGTCTGTTTGAGTTTGTACCCGATCCTAAGTTTGGGCAATCGGGATGGCACTGTGTGCAGATATTCCACGATATTGACTCTCAGAAGGATGGATACCTGCCGAATGATATCGACTTCGATGACAGACGATCAGAGGAGCTGCGTGGCAGGGTAGGTGACTATGCGCCACCCAACCGACGCTCGCTTGAGTTTGTAAAGGCACACTGCGACACACAGCGTCTGTCTACTGATGAGATATTCAAGTTTGTTTTATCTCGCAGAGGGGACGCGCGCAAAGCCAAGGCCAGCGAGCACGAAGCCATGTTGCATGACTTCCACAGCTACTACTGGAACTACTTTCGAGACCTGGCCAACATTGACGAAGGTTGTGCGAGCAAGTCTATGCAGTGCAACCAGACAAGTCATGAAGAGCTTGACCGGCGCAAGTGGGAAAGAGAGCGATCCCGTATCGTTGAGTTTGAAGGCGTCAAGCACCGAGTCACAACCGGCAGTCGGCATGAACAGTGGCTGTTTGACAAGATGGCAGCAAAGAAGCAGCAAGAAGAAGACGCACAAAAGAAGCTCATTGAGCACTCTTACGTAGTGGAGGAGGAGCTTGACCGGCGCGCGATGATGAAGAAGGCACAACGGTTGAGTCTGGGCATTTCTGAAGGAAAGACAGGCCATAATGGGCGCA